CAGCTAAGGTAGGAAAGCCGATCACAGAATTAGTAGAAATGGCCATAACGCGGGTGCTGGAAGGGGAAACGACCCTGCCCCTAGTGGAAAGGGTGGAAAGGGTAGGAATCTCAGTCTATCTCCCATACGACAAAGAAGTAGCCCTAAAAACACTGTCAAAGGAGAGTGGAGTGTCTGTCGAAGAAATCTATAGGGTAGCCATCAGAGAACTACTGAAGTCAGCGCAATCACTGATAGACAAGGCCCACGACCTGGCCGCAACCCAGGTCGCGCAGCAGAGAAGGAAGGCGGACCTGCTCGGGAGGGACGAAGCGCTGATGGCCAGAAGGGAGGCACTGATGGCCAAGCAGGAAGCAGAGACCGAGACAGAAGACGAAGACCCAGACGAGGAAGCACCAAGGGCCTATACGAGGGGGTTGAGGAAAAGTAGACACCATTAAAAGCTACGACCAGTGCTGTGTCTGCCTGCGGCAGATACAGCCTCAGCCACAAGCCGCCAGCCACTACACACTACCCTGCTATTTGACAAGATAACACCAAGCCACTACACTCCCCGGAAATAACCGAAGTGGAGGCGTGGATGGAAGTCAAAGAGAAACCGGACCTGACCAGTGTGAGAACGCTGGTCAAGTCGGTCTCCCCGTTAGCCAGAGCCCTGAAGCTGACCCCGAACGCGATCTACCGCTGGATAGCAGTCAATCGCATTCCAGGGACGCACGTCGTGAAGGTGTGTAACTTCTATGACATAGAAGTAAGCGACATCCTGCCCCTGACAGGCTCGGACACGAACAATGAAACCAACGTGGTCCTGAAACCGAGAAGCGTCCTGAAAACACTCATGGACGTGTATCAGGGCACAATCACGCTGGACCAGGCCGTTACCCTTACCGGCTCCTCGAAAATCTCCCTGACGTTGATTCTGACGCACTGGGGCGACGAATTACCGACCCTGTACACGACGCTGGAGCAGTTGGACCAGAAACGGATCGACCTCGATGAGGCGAGCAGGCGCTTGAAGGTGGCGAAGTACACGCTGCACGGAATCCGCAGGAAGTACGGGTATGCACCGGGGCCAATAACACGGACCAGGCCCCTGCCAACGCTGCCAGCCCGAAGGGACAAGAACAGGGAAGTGGCCCTGGCCTGCATTGCAGGCAAATTCACGGTCAAAGACGCGGCCAGGCTGTCGAATATCTCGGAAAGAACCCTGTTCAGGGCCGTGGACAAGGTCACAACCCACAAGCTGAACGACCTTGCGAGCTGGCCAGTGGTGTTTCGAGAGGCACTTGTGAGTGAAATCGAGGGCAAAACACCTCCGATTGTGGCAAAATGGCTTGAATTTGCCCGTTCTCAGCGGCTTTTCGTGGGGAAAACCCCGAAATACCCCCAAACACCTGCAAGTTGGCGCTCTCTGCCCCTGAAACGACTGTTGGTAGGGGTCCTGCTTGGAGAGGGGACGCTGGAGGAGGTTGCGGAGTCGAGGGGGGCTGACCCGAAGATATTGCGCAGCCTGTTCACCGGGGACCTGAAGCCATTGTACCTGACTTTTGAACAAGTGGAGTTTCTTCCACTGACACATCAGATCGCGCTCGCTGAAATACTGCTGGCAATGATGGATAGGAAGAGAAAGGTAGCAGAATGAAGACTCTGATAGTGGGCCAGACACCCGAAATGGCAGAGGAATTCAAGAAGGCTAACGAGTTCCTATTCCCATTGGAGGGTGCGAAGGTGATCACGACCCATTGGGACATCCCAGCGGAAGACCATCTGACAGTGTACCTGGTAGGGGACTGGGAGATTGGGGAGTACTGGTCTGACATCTTGTCAACGTTGCGTCGTCGGGCCAACCTGTATGTAGTTAAGATGTTTATTGCCAGCGAGGTGGTATGAAGACTTTCATTTTTGGTGGTACGAGGGAGCAGGCTGAGTCTTACAAGAACCGGAACTTCCTGTTCTCGGCAGCCATGGTCAGGGATGCGCGCTGCCTTGTAGGCGCGGGCATGTGCGAGGTGCATCTTGTGGGGACTTATCAGCGCAACCCGCAATGGGAGGCTGTTCGGGCTGAGCTGAGTGCGCTGAGGAACTTTGGCATGGTCACGATCCATATCGAGGAGTGGGCAGAGTGAGTGAGATGCCCCAGGTCAGCACAACATGGATAGCCAATGACATACCTGGGCCAACTATTGAGGCTATCAAAGCCCTGCAGAAATGGATGGAGGAGATCTACATCATAAAACCAGGCGATGCGGAGTACTTCCAGAACCCCGACTATAGCCAGTGCCAAGATGATTGACGAATCCAAGATGGCCAAGATCAGTGCCCCGGCTGCTGACAGCAGGGACCTGAAGGCCCACCTCAAGGCCATGCCCACCAAGGAGCTGCGAAAACTTCTGACCCTGGTCGAGGAGCTGCTTCCAGACACGTCCGTGCAAAAGGTCAAGGACCTGGACCTGGAAGACGAGCTGATGCAGCAGTACACCAAGACCAAGGAACTGATGGATGAGTGCATCGGCGACCCTGAGATTGCACCGAACCAGAAGGCCCAGGTCGCAAACAGTGTCGTGTCCACGCTTGGTCATCTGGTGAAGCTGCAAGAGGACCTGCGCCTGCAGCAAACCCTGAAGCTGATGGAGACCACGCTGATTGACGTGATCAAGACCCTGCCCGCCGAGATCAAAGAGGAGTTCTTCTCCGAGTACGAGACGCGGGCGAAGAAGGCGGGGCTGACCTGACATGGGACAAGTCGAGACAGAACGTGAACTATACCTTCACGAAGCCATCTGCACTGCTGTAGAGCTGCTGTTCCTTGCTCCTGATGTTCATAGGTGTAAAGAAGGCAGACAAGCCTATGACGTGTTGCGTCAGGCCCTGATAACTTACGCTGATGACTGTGTACCCCTGTCACGGTCAGGAGGGTAGTCTGATATGGGCCAAGTCCAGAAGAGTGTCTTCCGAAACCACTTCCTGCGCCTGCAGGCTGGGGCATCCCAGGCCACGGCCCTGTCCGAGGTCTCGCGCTGGATTACGGACAACACCTATCTGGCCGGCAGGCACTACTCGTATCGGCACCACGAGTATCAGCCGAGAATTCTGGACAGTACGGCCCGAGAGGTGGTGGTCAGGAAGTGTAGCCAGGTCGGGATTTCGGAGCTGGCCGTGCGCAAGGCCCTGGCCCTGTGCGGGATGATCAAGGACTTCACCGTGATCTACACCCTGCCCACAGCCACTTTCGCCTCGGTGCTGGCCAAGACGCGGGTGAACCCCGTCATCAACGAGTCCCCGTACCTTAGCGAGATGCTGACCGGGACAGACAGTATCGAGGTGAAGCAGTTTGGTTATGGCTCCTTCCTGTACCTGAAGGGGGCAGCGTCGAGTAATGCGCCAATCAGTATCCCTGCCGATTTTCTGGTGCATGATGAACTCGACTTCAGTGATCCTCTGGTAATCAGCCAGTATCAGTCACGACTGACGCACTCACCCCACAAACTGAAGCTGAAACTGTCAACCCCCACCCTGCCAGGCAAGGGGATTGATTATGAGTTCTCACGGTCAAAGAGGCACTTCAACTTTGTGAAGTGCAACCACTGCAACCATTACTTTGTCCCGCACTATTACGATCACGTCAAAATCCCCAAGTACACCGGGGAGTTGATGGACATCAACAAGAAGAATATCCACCGGGTGCAGTATGAGAATGCCCATGTGGTGTGCCCGAGTTGTGGCAAGAAGCCCAGCCTGCTGCCCAAGCATCGGGAATGGGTGTGTGAGAACCCTGACGATAATCACCTGGCAGAGGGGTTTCAGGTCAGTCCGTTTGACGCGCCCATGATTATCACTCCGAGCTATCTGGTTGAGGCCAGCACGGCCTACACCAATATTGCCGAGTTCGTGAACTTCAACCTCGGCCTGCCCTTCTTTTCGAAGGAGTCGGTCCTGTCCCCGGAAGAGATCAGGGGCACGATCATCGACAACCTCATCGAGGGAGCAGCCTTCGGAGTCATGGGCGTGGACCTGGGCAAGACCTGTCACATCACCGTGGGCAAATGCTCGTTCGACGGCTCGATGCAGGTCGTGCTCATTGAAGCAGTCCCGCTCGGCCAGCTGAAGACGCGCTACAGGCAACTCCGCGCCCAGTACCGGGTCAGGGCCTCTGTCATCGACTCCCTGCCCTACACCGACGTGGTCCTGGCCCTGCAGGCGGAAGACCCCAACCTCTGGGCCTGTGTTTATTCACAGTCCAAAGGGGTGCACCTCTATACGGTGCATCAGACCGAGAAGGATGAGGAGAAGGGAACCCAGGACACGAGGCAGTTGAATGTCTCGAAGGACAGGACGTTCGACTCGCTGATGGAGTTCATCCGATCTGGTGACTTCTCGAAGGTGTCCTGCCCCCTGGATGATGAGTTCGTGGCCCACTGCACAGACATGCGCAGGATGCGGGACTGGAACCTGCGGCAGCAGGTCATGGAGTTCAAGTGGGTGAAGTCAGAGGACGGTAATGACCACTTCTGGTTCTCGACCAGTTACGCCTACCTGGCCAAATTCATTCTCGGTACGGTCACCGGCGAGGGCGGCGGGACGTTGCCATTGGTATCAAGTTTCCGGGTGAAGCCGGTTGTGCGGGATGCCGCATGATCAGGAAGGTCACTCATTTTCTGCTGGCGTGGATCGGCACTGTTTTCTGGGCCATAGGGAACTGCTTCTACGTTTTGACAGCCTTGATCATCCTGCTCGGTCAGAAGGTGCATCCGACCTCCAAGTATGGGAACTGTTGGAGCTATGCGGTGCCCCTGTGGCTGCGGTACGGTGGGCACCTGGCGGTCAGGGCCTCGGACCACAACAAGTTCCTGTGGGTGTTCCCGTTGCCACACGTGAAGTTCATCCCTGTCCTTCCACCAGACGGCGTGGAGATGCGCCAGTTTGTCCCACCGGAGTCTGATCGCCACGAGTCTGAGGCATTCCCCTGGTACGCGATCTACTACAGGGGTGAGATTCGTGACTCTGAAACTCCCCACAATGCCCTGCCTGGGTGGGAAAAGGACGCTGGTATTGTCCACGATCCTGTCAAAAAGCCATGATGTAACCAATTAAGTATCACGACCTGTCAGCCTGTGTGCAGTGTGTGCCTAAATAGCCACCGGCTATTGTTGGGTGGTTGGTGATAGCGTAGAATGCAGGCAGTTCAAGAATATGGCAGGCACCATGAAGGCACTCCTCCCCTACGTCATCCGGCAGATGAAGCAGGCCAGCACGTGGCGAGGACTAACTTTTGCCCTGACTTCTGCCGGCATCTTCATCTCGGAAGCCCTGGCGGCCCAGATCGTGGCCTTTGGCCTGGCCCTGTCCGGGCTCATCGGTGTGTTTCTGCCTGATGCCCTGGACGGTGAGGACACCGCTGAGAAAAACAGGTTGGCGGCCCAGGACATTGTCCGGTCGATCGAGGGGTAAGAAGCATGGTCCAGGTGGCAACGGAGTTTCGGTCTGATGTCCTCTTCATCCTGAAGAAGAGGTCGCAGCACTATGGGGGCGCAATACTCTCCTCCGGCCTGGCCAACTCAATTGCGATGCTGGTACAGATGCTTCGCTCGAACAGCATCGACGCCATCGCCAAAGAGGTGGTGGACAACAACTGCATCGACCGGTTGGTGACCATGTGCCGGCCACGTGTCGTGGTGATCGAGGCCCTGTGGGTTGTCCCGGAGAAACTGGAACTTCTGAAGAGGCTGCATCCACGCACACAGTGGGTGGTGCGCCTGCACAGCAAGTTGCCCTTCATTGCTGGTGAGGGTATTGCCATTGAGTGGTTGCACAAGATGGTCAGGATGTACCCCTCAGTAGAGGTATCGGCCAACAGCATCCCCATGTGCAATGATTTGTCCAACCTCTACAACGTGCCGATCAAATACCTGCCGAATCACTATGACGTTGAGCTGAAGCACAGCTACTGTCATTGGCGGACCAGCAACGGGGAGCTGAACGTGAGCTGCTTCGGGGCGGTGAGACCCTTGAAGAACCAGTTGATCCAGGCGGTCGCCGCGATTGCTTATGCCGATGCCCACAACAGGGGCCTGAAGTTCCATATCAACTCGACCAGGGTCGAGGGCTGCGCCAATGCCGTGCTGAAAAACATCCGGGCTCTGTTCCCGGTCACCAGCCCGCACGAGTTGGTGGAGCACCCCTGGTTGTCGCATGACGACTTCAAGACCCTGATCAGGACCAAGATCGACATCGGACTCCAGGTCAGCTATTCGGAGACCTTCAACATTGTGGCGGCTGACCACATTGACTGCGGCGTGCCAGTCGTGGTCTCGGAAGAGATTCTGTTCGTGCACGATGACTTCAAGGCGAGCCCCAACAGCGTGCCATCCATCACGCGGGCTATGGGCCGGGCCATGGCATCCCGCACAGGCGTTCGCCGCAACACCCGACTGCTGCAGACCTCAAACGATACGGCTGAGAAGGTGTGGAAGTCCTCATTCAACTGGGACAGGGAATAATGTTTGACAGCACCGACAGCGTAATCGAGTTTTTTGGCGCGACCCAGCTCCCGGTCGTGGCCCCGCCCAAGGTTCGCCCTGGGTCGCAGACGTACCCGAGCTACCTCAAGACCACGACGCCATCCAAAGAGGTGCTGATCAAGACGGACCGTCGCCTGGCCAGCACCGACACCACGACCCTGCGCAATGGTCAGGACACGTGGACGGTCATCAGGGACTTCGTGGCAGCGTCACCGGACCTGTCCGCAGCCGTCTGGGCCTACGCCCGCCTCGGCCTGCCGGAAAACTTCACGGCAGTGGCCAAGAATCCGGACAACACCTTCAACCGGGAAGCTACCCTGCTGACGCAGCAGTTGATCACCCGCTTCAACCTCCTGCCCGATTACTCGACGGACGGCTTCACAGGCCCGCAGTCGATCAGGGCCACGAGCGAGTCCCTGGCCAGGGAGATCATCCACTACGGCAGTTGTGCCGGTGAGGTGGTCCTGGGCAAGGACCGGCTGCCGAAGCGCATCCAGCCCATCAGCACGACACAGATCAAGTTCGTCGCGGCCCCGGACAAGACCCTGACCCCATGGCAGTACATCGGTAACGACAAGATCGAACTGGACTACCCGACGTTCATCTATGTCGCCCTGGACCAGAGCCTTCTCGACGCCTACAGTTCGAGCCCGATCGAGAGCGCGATCAAGCCTGTGATCTATTCCGAGCAGTTCTCGAACGACATCACGCGCATCGTTGGCAAGGTCATCCATCCTCGTCAGAAGGTGCGTATCAACGAGGAGCAGGTCAGGAAGTTTCTCAGCCCCGAAGCCCAGGTCGACAACGCCAAGGCTGTCGAGGAGCTGAATGCGATCACCTCGTCCATCGAGACGAAGATCAATTCGCTGGCCCCGGAAGATGCCTTGGTCTATCTCGACTCCCTGGAGTTCGAGGTGGAGAACCCGAGCAACGCCGGGCTGTCGGCGGAATACGGTGTGCTGCGGGACATGGCCAATGCCCGCCTCAGCACCGGTAGCAAGACCAACGGAACGGTCCTGGGCTTTGCCTCGGGGTCGAGCAACATCGCTTCCAGCGAGATCATGCTGTTCATGCGCTCCTGTACCGGTGCCATCAAGGCCCCGATCGAGGAGTTCTGGAGTCGCGCCCTTACATTGTCGGCCAGGTTGTTCGGGTTCGATGTCGTGGTCAAATTCACTTTCGACCCGATCGACCTGCGCCCAGACAATGAACTGCTCGCCTTCAAGCAGACCAAGCAGATGATGATCCTGGAGCAACTGAGCCTGGGCATGATCTCTGACGATGAGGCCTGCCTGCAACTGACCGGTTCGCTGTCACCGCCCGGCATGAAGCCGCTGTCCGGGACTATGTTCAAGCAGCCGACGCCACCGGCTGCAGAAACCGGCAGCCCCTCGAACAGTGGCAGCACGCTGAACCAGAAGCTGGCACCGACTACGCCGAGTACCGGGCGGGGGCAGAACAAGAAGGCAAAACTGAAAGTTGTGCCTACGATAGCCTCTGCAAATCCTAAGCCACAAGCATGCTAGTTTCCAGCTATAATGGAGCCTGTGCAACCCTGGGCATGGATGAAATTCTCGCCCTACTCGACACGAGGTGGGAGATGCCTGAGCAGTTCATGAGCCAGACAATGATCAACGCCATTATCGGGGGCTTCGCAGCCGCCGTGGCCTTCATCCTCCGGGTGATCTGGGAGGGGCTTAGGGAACTCCAGAAAGCGGACGTGGACTTGACTGCGAAGATCAGTGAGATTCAGTTGCTGGTTGCAGGGAGTTATGTGAAGAAGGACGAACTTGAGGGTGTCATCAAAGCCTTATTCACAAAGCTGGACAAGATTGAAGACAAGCTGGACAAGAAGGTAGATCGCGGCTGACCCATTGCTTGGAGGTTGTCATGAACGTAGATGACCGCTCTAAAAGTTTCGACCTTGAGGCGTACCTTAGAGGTTTCCTTGGGTCAGTAGTGAGGTTTGGAGAGGCTGCAGTTCATGGGCAGGCAGCAAGTAATAAGCAGTACGCAGGGTGGGGTGTTAGTTGTATTGGAGGTAGACCCACCAACAAGGTTTTAACACGCAGGTAAATTATGTCGCAATTACCAGACCTAGCACTAGAGATACGCAGAGGCGCAAGCATTAGAATCCCTATACGGGTTGAGACTGATGTTCTCCGCTTTGTCGCAATAGTTGATATGTCAAGGTCTGCGCCTATCAGGATAACAGCCCCGAACCACGGTCTTCTTGATGGCTGGCGCACAGGGGTTATGAATGCTGGGGGCATGGTTGAGCTAAATGCAGAGTGGAACAACTTACAAGACTCCAGTATGTACAAGGTAGTTTTTGTGGACTCTGACACCGTGGAGTTATCTGGTATCAACTCTAGTGGGTTTCGTACCTACACATCTGGGGGTCAGTTGGCCTATTATGAGCCCCTTGACCTATCCCAATTTACGTCTGCCCGCATGGACGTAAAGGTGAACGACAGGGGGTCTGCTTTAGCGTCCTACAGCACTACTGCGGGGACACTTAAACTAGACCTAGTTAACAGCGCCTTGTGGTTAGTTTTGACACCTGTAGAATCATCTGCACTGGCAGCCAAGGTCCGTGTTTTTGACATCGAGATGGTCCGCGCAGACGGCTCAGTATTTCCCATCTGCTCGGCAAAATCGGCATTGACCGTGCTGCCTGAAATTACAACGTCCGCATAAGGATAGCGCAATGGCTGCAAATTTCCCGTCCTCTCTGCCGTCGATAGCCCGCGTTCTGCCCACGGACTACATGAACGACCCTGGCAAGGAAGCAGACCTATTGCATAATGAGATCGCAGACGAGATCGAGGCTTTGGCGGCTGCCGTTGGCGTTACGGGCAGTGTTGTAGCCGGGACTGTTGAGGCAAGGTTGAATGCCGCACTTCCAGCAACAAAGACTGCTGTCAGAGCCCTACTTTCTGCTGGTGGACTTGCGTCTGGAGATGACGCACACCCCAAGTTTCTGCTGAACGATACTGATTCTATCGACGCATCTGTGCAGTCTTTGGTAATCACTTGTGGACTTAGCAGTAAGCCGTCAAAAATCGGTAGTCCTACTAGACCAGTTGGCTCGGCCGGGTCAATTTCATCTCCATCAGCGCCAGTTGACTCATCCCGTGGCGTTCCGTGGGCTGACGATAGCGGATATGTGGCCGGAGAGGCGGACGTCTCGACCATCATAGGCGGATATGATCATGTCAACAATCAGATAGCGGGGACTATCATCGGTGGCGGACACCATTTCATTCCCTATAACGTTGGCGGGCATTCGACTATTGTCGGTGGCTCCAACAGCAATTGCTCTGGCAATTACGCAGTCATAGCAGGAGGTACGCAAAACACCATTATTAATGGGACAAACGCAAAGTGCGCAGCAATTGTTGGTGGGGAAAAAAGTTTAGTCTCATCTAATTTTTCCGGCACTTTGGGAGGATACAATTCGCAGATTTTCTCCGGCGCATTATATTCAGCGATTATTGGAGGCAGAGATTGCAAAATACAAGGCAACGCTTCTTACGCCGCAATTTGTGGTGGAAATAGCAATACGGCCGAAGGGCAATATTCAGGAATTTTTGCAGGGTACAACCACACCTTGCTTGGGGCGTCAACCGCCTCGGTGATAGTAGGCGGCTCGGCAAGCGCCATTGCGTCATCCGCTACACACTCCGCGATTATTGCAGGAAAAACAAACAGCATCGCCAACGGCCACAATTTTTCAGTATTGATTGGGCAGGACGCAAAAAGCGAAGCGGCTGGCGGTTTGACAATCGGCCGCGCAAAGCTAGTCAACGCCGGCGACTGCCAGGCGTCGACACTTGTATGGGGACAACGCACAACAAGTGCATCGCTAGAAACGATGGTCATGAACGATAACGCGCAGTGGAATATTTC